GTGGCACCTATTCGTTGTTAGGCGATATGGTAAATAAAGAACCGCAAGTTAAACCAGTTGAAGTAGTAACCGTTGCAAAACGGAACCCGATATATCATCCACCACTGCCAGAGCCGATAGAGGCATCCGATGTGGAATGGAAGATATTAACCCCCGATACAATGAATGACTACCTTGCAAAAGTTGAAGCGGGCGAAGAACCTAGAGTGGCTTTTTACGGGCTAACTTCGCAAGGTTATGAAAACTTATCCATGAATATGGGTGAGATAAAACGGTATTTAGAACAAATACTCCATATTGTGGGGTATTATAGGGAAGTAGATGAGGATGAAGAGTCCGCGAACTAGGAACACCACCCCTCACTTTAACTACTTTACTTATTAACGATTATTTTAAAAAGGACAGCGTTTAGCATATACTTCCAAAATGGCAATATCAGACCAACAACAAAGTATTAATGATCGCATCGCTGAATTAATGGCGGAAGAACCCGTTAACGAAATACGAGCAAGCAGCCCTAATGTGTTCCAAAGACAAGAGCAAGCGATAGAAAGTTTTTTAGGCGGCATAGGACAGTTTGCCGATGAAAAGAATATTCGCTTTCTTAAACAAATGGCTAATCCGCGATATGTCAGAGATGTAGCCGAAACTCTGTCGTTTGGTGCAGATATGACTCCTGTATTGGGGGATATCCAAGCCATTCGCGAAGGTGTTCGAATGATGGGCGACGATCAGCCGTTGATGGGTGCAGCATTTATCGGAGGCAGTTTACTTGGGCTTCCTTCGAATAAGTTAAAAGGTCTTCTTAAAAAAGCGGAAGAAAGATTAGATAGTTTGAGACAAAGCCAGTATACCGCCCAATCTAAAATGAAGCCTGGACTAGATAAAGCTGATTTTGATGAAGGTTGGAAAGATAATAATAAAATTCAAGGCGAAAAAGTTAAAGTTAAAAAAGAAATAGCTGAGATTAAAGAAGCCTTAAACCTAAATGACCTCTAACCGAGATAAGTTAAAATCTTTAAAAAACATTGATCTTTCGCACTTAGATAAAGCGGAAGCAAAAGAATTTACCGTTCTTTTAGAAGAACTGGAAAAACGTGAATTCCAAGAAAAAGCAACTTCGACCTTTATGGAGTTTGTCGTTACTATTTGGAAAGAGTTTATTTCAGGCGATCATCATGTAAAAATGGCAAAGGCTTTTGATGATATTGCTAACGGTAAATTAAAACGTCTTATTATTAATATGCCCCCCAGACACACAAAATCTGAATTTGCCTCTCATTTGTTCCCTGCCTATTTGTTGGGTAAAAATCCTAAACTTAAAATCATTGAAGCAACGCATACTTCTGACTTAGCGGTTAACTTTGGTCGTAAAGTCAGAGATTTAATTGACGGCGAAGAGTATCACGAGCTATTTCCAGATACTGAGCTAAAATCCGATAGCCGTAGTGCGGGTAAATGGTTAACCAACAAAGGCGGTGAGTATTACGCGGCAGGTATTGGTGGTGCATTAGCGGGAAGGGGAGCGGATTTGTTTATTATTGATGATCCCCATTCCGAGCAAGATGCGATGTCCGATAAAGCAATGGACGATGCCTATGAATGGTTTATGGCAGGTCCACGACAACGGCTGCAACCAGGAGGAGCGATTGTAATAGTTATGACTCGTTGGTCTAAAAAAGACTTAACGGGAAGATTGATCAAGAAGATGGCGCAAGATAAAGGCGCAGATCAGTGGCAAGTGATTGAATTTCCTGCAATACTACCAAGCGGTAATCCACTTTGGAAAGAGTTTTGGAAACTACCTGAACTTGAAAGCATTAAAGCCTCAGTTAGTCCTTCAAAATGGGCGGCTCAATACATGCAAAGACCTACAGGGGAGGGTATTTCTATTATCCCTAAAGATTGGTTTAAGATTTGGGAAGAAGAAAAACCTCCAAAATGCGACTACCTTATACAATCATATGATACGGCTTTTTTAAAAAGCGAAAGAGCCGACTATACTGCCATTACCACGTGGGGAGTTTGGTATCCCGAAGGTAAAATTGGGGATGAGATGTATCAAGGAAACGATGCTCATTTAATTTTAATTGACTGTATTAAAGAACGGTTTGATTTTCCTGAACTAAAAGCAGAGGCACTAAGACTGTACGAGTTTTGGAATCCTGATACCGTTATTATTGAAGCTAAAGCAAGTGGAATACCACTAGTACAAGAATTACGGCGAGTAGGTATTCCTGTTAATACATTTTCTCCAGGAAAAGGACAAGATAAAATTGCTAGACTAAATTCAGTCTCACCAATTTTTCAAGACGGACGCGTTTGGGTTCCCGATAATAGATGGGGTGAAGAACTAATGGAAGAAGTTAGTGATTTTCCAGGAGGCGAAAATGATGATTTAGTTGACGCGACAACTTTAGCACTGGCACGTTTTAGAGAAGGTGGATTTTTACAACTAACGAGCGACTATTTTGAAACAGAAGAATATTATCCTGGAGAAAGGGTTTATTATTAATAAAATAAGGGTATGATTTAAAAATATGGCTATTGAACAACAATCTTTGTCTATGGTTTCTCCTCCTGAAGAAGAAATTGAATTAGAGCTAATGCAAGAACCCGAAGAAGAGACTGAAATGTTCATTCAGCCTGACGGTTCAGTAATACGCGGCAGTGATATGCCCGATCAAGCAACAGTTAAGTTTGGAGAAAATCTAGCTGATTCGTTAGAAGATAGAGAACTGTATACAATAGCTACCGAATTAGTTTCTTCTTATGAAGACGATCTAAATTCTCGCGACGATTGGTTTCAAACTTATATAGATGGGCTTGATTTATTAGGAATAAATTCCGATTCAAGATCACAACCCTTTATTGGAGCTTCAGGAGTACATCATCCGATACTCGCAGAAGCCGTAACCCAGTTTCAAGCGCAAGCTTACAAAGAATTATTACCTGCAGGTGGTCCTGTAGATACCGAAGTTTTAGGAATTAGTGACGATGCTAAGCTAGAAAAGGCAAATCGTGTTAAAAACTTCATGAATTACCAAATTACTTATAAAATGGAAGAATACGATCCTGAAATGGATCAATTACTGTTTTATTTACCCCTATCAGGTTCCGCATTTAAGAAAGTTTATTACGATCCTGCAGTTGGACGGGCAGTAGCCCGTTTTGTTAAGTCAGAAGATTTAGTTGTTCCGTATTATGCGGTTGATTTACTAACCTCTCCACGAATAACCCACGTTATTCACATGACTGAAAACGAATTACGGAAATTACAGCGTTCTGGGTTCTATCGAGACGTTGAAATGAGTTCTCCTGAGAGTAGTGCAGACGCAACAGACGTTGATGCTAAAATTGATGAGCTTCAAGGACTTACTAGAACGATAAGTGATGAAGAATTTACCTTATTAGAGATGCACGTTGACCTAGATGTTGAAGGTTATGCAGATACTGACCAAAACGGGGAAGAAACAGGCATTGGACTACCCTATATAGTAACAATTTGTAAAGATAACAACGAAATACTCGCAATTCGTCCCAATTATAACGAAAAAGACCCAATGCGTAAGAAAATAGAGTATTTTACTCACTACAAGTTCCTTCCAGGACTAGGTTTTTACGGTTTTGGCTTAATTCACATGATGGGAGGGCTAACTAAGTCAGTAACGGCTATTTTACGTCAATTAATTGATGCAGGCACTCTTGCTAACCTACCAGCAGGGTTTAAATCACGTGGATTGAACATTCAAAAGCATGATGACCCCTTACAGCCTGGAGAATGGCGAGATGTTGATGCACCAGGAGGAAAATTGCAAGATGCCTTCCTTCCTTTGCCTTATAAAGAGCCGAGTGCTACTTTAACGACTTTGTTAGGTGCTTTAGTTGATTCTGGAAAAAGATTTGCAGCTACTGTAGAAAATCCAACAGGAGACGGCAATTCTGAAGCGCCCGTAGGTACAACTGTAGCCTTATTGGAAAAAGGGCAAAAAGTAATGTCTGCTATTCATAAAAGACTGCACTATGCTCAAAGAACTGAATTTAAAATTCTAAAAAGAGTATTTGGTGAATTTTTACCGCCAGACTACCCTTATCAAGTACAAGGGGCTTCACAAAACGTATTTAAGCAAGATTTTGATAGTTCTGTAGATGTGATTCCTGTTAGTGACCCAAATATCTTTAGTATGACTCAAAGAATTACTTTAGCGCAAACACAGCTACAAATGGCGCAAGCGGCTCCTGAATTACATGATTTAAGAGAATCTTATAGAAAAATGTATATAGCGTTAAATATTAAAGATATTGATGCATTATTACCTCCTGAGGAGGAAGTACCTCCCCGAGATCCAATTAGTGAACAACAAGCTGTTTTAACAGGAAATCCTATAAAAGCTTTTGATTTTCAAAACCATGAAGCGTATATTGCGTCTCATTCATCTTTTTTACAAAATCCGATGGTACAACAAAATCCTAAAGCACTACAAGCAATAGGGGCTAATATTCAAGAACATCAGGCAATGTTGTATAGAATACAAATAGAACAAGCAATGGGACAACCTTTACCACCAATAGATCAGCCTATGCCTCCTGAAGTAATGAATCAAATAGCAATGATGGCAACACAAGCTACACAACAAGTTACAGGACAAGCACAAGCTCTTGCAAAAGCTCAAGAGATGGCACAACGTGATCCACAACGTGAAATGTTTGAAGCTCAATTACAACTAGAGAAAGAGCAACTAGCTCAAAAAGCACAAGACGATATGCGAGATGCCGAAGTTACTCTGACTAAAGCTGAACTAGATGCTCAAATTAAGCGCGAAAAAATAGAAGCGGACTTAAAAGTACAAGACACAAAATCAGCTATTGAACTGCAAGAACTGGAACAAAAGTCAAAAGTTGATGCAGAAAAGAATTATACTGAACTCGTTAAAGTAGTTCGAGAGACTAGAAATCAAAACGGAGAAAAATAATGCGTGAGTATTACGATAATATGAAAAAGTATCCTTCACCATCTAAGGTTAAAAACAGGGCTGCCCCTAGTGAGTCTTCTATAGAAGACAATACTAAAACACAGTCTGTTGAAGCGGGTGCGTGTTTAGATACTCCAGAAGAGGCAAAAGTAAAAGCCGCTTATGGACAGACTAAAGGACTTCTTTGGTATCGTTCTATTAAGTAATTAATGGACTATATCATGGTAACGGAGCATTTGCTCCGTAAAATTCGAGAGAGAAAAAATGCTCTCTCGCAAACGCTCGCTGCTGGAAGTATTGAAGACTTTAATCAATATCAGAGAGTAGTGGGGGAAATCGCAGGTTTGAGTTTCGTTGAACAGGAAATTCAAACCCTACATTCCAATATGGAGGATGCACATGACTAGTAAGACTGTTCCCGATAGAGTAATGAATTTTGGAAGTGATTCGGAGGGTAATATACCTCCACCGAAAGAAATAATCACTCCTGATAATTTAGACTCTCATGCAAAATCGTTACCACGTCCAACGGGGTATCGCATTTTAATATTACCTTTTACCCTACCTGAAGTTACAAAAGGAGGAATCCACATAGTAAAAGCAACTCTTGATAAAGAACGACTTGCAACTGTTGTTGGTTATGTTGTAGCAATGGGTCCAGACGCTTATGGTGATTTGAATAAATTCCCAGAAGGCGCTTGGTGCAACGAAGGTGATTGGGTGATTTTTGGTAGATATGCTGGAGCTCGTTTCCAAATAGAAGGCGGCGATATGCGTCTTTTAAATGACGATGAGATTTTAGCTACTATAGATGATCCCGAAGCAATTTTATCATAATAACAACCACATGGAGGAAACCATGCCACAAGCAGAAGAACAAGTAGATATAGAATTAGAACTTCCTGAAGGGGAAGTTGATATTCACGCAGCAGATGTAGACGACTCAATTAAAGGAGAAGTTGTTGCAAAAACTGTAGAAAACAAAAAAGATGAACTCGATGAGGTAAGTGCTTCAGTACAAAAACGTATTGATAAGCTTACTTACCGAATGAGAGAAGCGGAAAGACAACGAGATGAAGTTGTTAATTATGCTAATAATCTGGGTCAAAATAATACCCAATTAAAAGAAAAGTTAAAGAATTCCGATTCTTCCCTTTTCAAAGAGTACGACAATAGGGTACAATCAGAAATTGATAAAGCCAAAATAATTTTAAGAGAGGCGCAAGATACGGGAGATTCAGACGCTGTTGTAAATGCAACAGAAAAACTTTCCAGAGCAAGTGCTGAAGCAGAAAACCTTAGAAGGTTATCCGCTCAACAGCAGGTCAGACAAAGAAGACAAGCTCAAGAAGTTCCTGTTAAACCTTATCAGCCTACCTTACAACCTCAAGCTGCGGGTCCTGATCCAAAAGCTGAGAAATGGGCTAAAAATAATGAATGGTTTGGAGATGATCAAGCAATGACTTTTGCAGCTTTCGGAATACATAAAGAGTTAGTAGACGGTGGAGTAGATCCCACATCTAACGAATATTATCTCCGAGTAGATGAAGAAATGCGAAATAATTTCCCCCATAAATTTTCAGAAGAGCAATCTGCCCCCGTGCAACAGGTTGCTGCCTCTAGCAGAGGTGCTAGTGGACGAAAAACGTCACGCAAAATAAAATTGACACCGAGTCAAGTCGCAATAGCGAAAAGACTAAACGTGCCACTTGAAGAATATGCTAAGCATATCGAAGGAGTATAAAAATGACCGATGAATTTAAAAATACAGAAGTTACTTCAGATCGAAACTCACGATCTGCCGAGACACGAGCCTCTCAAACTCGCAGAACCCCTTGGACACCCCCGTCTATGTTAGACGCACCGACTCCTCCTCCTGGATACCAATTCAGGTGGATACGTGAAGCCACAAGAGGACAAGATGATAAATCTAATATGTCAAAACGTATTAGAGAAGGATATGAACCTGTGAGAGCAGAAGATTATCCTGACTTCGAAGCCCCTACTGTTGACAGTGGCAGTAACAAAGGAGTTATAGGTGTTGGAGGATTAATTCTCGCTAAAGTTCCAGTTGAAACCGCTGCAGAGCGAAATGCTTACTTTCAAAGTCAAGCAAAAGAAGCTATGCAAGGAGTTGATCAAAACTATATGCGAGAAAGTGACTCAAGAATGCCGATTAAGGATAGTGATATCCAACGGTCTTCAAAGGTTGCTTTTGGTAGTAAACCTACTAATAAGAACGATTAATAATAACTTGTATATAAGCAAAGGAGATAATCATGGCTAATACAGACAAACCTGATGGTTTTACCCCTGCGTATCATATGTACGGTGGTGTTATTCGTCCTGCTAAAATGAGAATCGCAAGTGCAACTGACGCATCAATCTTTTCGGGTGATGTGGTTAATTTATCTAGCGGTTATGTCATTCAAGGCACGGCGACTGGCACACCTATAGGTGTATTTTACGGGGTATACTATACCGCGACTGACGGAACTCCAACTTTTTCTAAAGTTTGGACTGCCGACACAGCGACTCTAGGGAGCGCCGATGCAGAAGCTCTCATTTATAACGATCCTGGTATCGTTTATGAAGCTCAATTTACAGCTGGAACCCCAGCAGTAAGTTTCATCGGTTCTAAATATACTCTTTCAACGACTGCTGGTAGTACCACTAATGGCAGATCTAAGGAAGGGGCAACCGCAACAACATCAAGTGGTGTAGCGTTATGTGTAGGATTCGCCTCGCAACCAAGCAACTCAATAGCTGCTTATGCGAGAGGACTCTTTACATTTCCTACTAACACTTTTGCTGTTTAATCTAAAGGAGAAAAACAATGGCGATTAACAGAGCACAACTAGTCAAAGAACTAGTTCCTGGACTCCATGCTCTCTTTGGATTAGAGTATGAGAAATATAATAATGAACACGAAGACATCTTCGACACCGAAAGTTCCGAAAGAGCTTTTGAGGAAGAAGTAATGTTAAGTGGATTTGGTGAAGCACCGACTAAAGGAGAAGGAGCCGCAGTCATTTATGACACAGCTCAAGAATCCTGGACATCTCGTTACACTCATGAAACAATCGCACTAGCGTTCGCGTTAACAGAAGAAGCAATCGAAGATAACCTCTACGATACTCTTTCTTCTCGTTACACAAGAGCACTAGCACGTTCGATGCAACAAACAAAGCAAGTTAAAGCGGCTAACGTTCTTAACAATGCTTTTAGTTCATCTTATGTTGGCGGTGATGGAAAAGAGCTTTGTGCTACAGACCATCCTACTGTTGCAAATGTTGACTTGAAAAATGAGTTATCTACTGCTGCTGACCTTAATGAAACATCTATGGAGCAAGCATTAATTGATATTGCTGACTTCAAAGATGAAAGAAATTTAAAGGTCAATGCACAGGCAAGGAAATTAATAATTCCACCTGCCTTGCAATTCGTAGCGGATAGACTTATGGAAACTCCAGGTCGTGTAGGAACATCTGACAATGATATTAACGCAATTAGAAATATGGGAATGATCTCAGAAGGCTATGTCGTTAATCATTATCTGACAGATACCGACGCTTTCTTTATCAAAACTGACGTTCCTAACGGACTTAAACATTTCGTTAGAACAGCCGTATCTACTAACATGGAAGGTGACTTCGAAACTGGAAATGTAAGATACAAAGCTAGAGAACGATACAGCTTTGGTTGGAGTGACTGGAGAGGCATTTTTGGCTCACCAGGAGCATAGTTCATTTAGGTGAATATTGAAAAGGGAACTTCGGTTCCCTTTTCTTTTTGGAATAGATGAGATAGAATGGAGACTTATCTAGGATTTATTTATTTACCTATCGACTGACCTAGCAGACAACGCCAAAAGACGATAGGGTTATTAAGGAGACTTAATTATGGCAAATTCAAGTTTTAGCGGACCAGTCAGGTCCAAAAACGGTTTTATAACTTACAGAGTTAATAGTACAACAGGAGCAGAGACTACCTATGGAACTAGAGAAGGTGGTGCGTACCAAATTGGTAGCACAACTGGAACAAGTTCAATACTAGGTTTTGCACCTACGGACTTTTTCACTGGTAAGGGATCAAACCCAGATTCAATTATCAACCCCTTTACAAGTGGTACCACTTCAGTAACAGACTCTTTAGGAAATGATATTCCTTTAGGCTCAATTCTTTACTACGGTGATAGAGTATTTAGATACGGTTTAGCAGGCGGTGTTGCATTAACAGCAGGAAAACTTGTTCAAACGGCTGTTGGAACAAAAGCTGATCATCAAGATTTAGCCCCAACCGCAGCAGTTGCAGCAGGTGAGTATGAGATTTCAGTAGAAACAGCAGGAACTGACCTTACTTTAAATCAGTATGCAGGTGGTTATCTTTATGTAAATGATGGTGCAGGCGAAGGACAATGTTTAAAAATTAAGTCTAATCCAGTACACGATCATTCGGATGATCCTTCAGTTGTAATAACCTGTCACGATGCTTTAGCTACAGCAGTAGCAACTTCATCTAAAGTTTCATTAATAACTGATCCTTGGTCCGCGGTTCTAGTTGCACCAGCAGCAGAAACAGGCGCAGTAATAGGTGTTCCAGTTGTTGATATGGCAGCTAGTGCTTATGGTTGGTTCCAAACTTATGGACCAGCAGCAGTATTAACTGTAGGAACTGTAGTGCTTGGGCATAATGTAGTGAGATCAGCAACCGTTGCAGGTGGCGTAGCCCCAGCAACAAGTGATATCCTAGATATCGTTGGTACAACTATGTTGGTTGATGTAACTACTGATTACTCGTTAATCAAACTTAATATATAAGTAGGAGTAACTTATGGCTGATGCAGTTACAAGTCAAAAACTTATAGACACTGACAGAAAGCTGGTTTATAAATTCACTAATATCTCCGATGGGTCAGGAGAAGCGTCTGTTGCTAAAATAGACGTCTCAGGACTTAATACCAATGATGAAGGCACGGCTTGTTCACGAGTTGTCCTTACGCAAATTTGGTATGACATCGGAGGTTTTAGGGTTGCTATTGAGTGGAACGCTTCAACAAATGTTGTTGCAGTTGTCCTTGGTGGAAGTGCCGCAGTAGGAGTCTCTTCGGGTTATTATGACTTTAGAGATTGGGGCGGTATTACCAATA